TAAAATAAAACAAACTTTATAAAAAAATGAAATTTAATTTTTTTAATAAAAATTATTGCAAATGACTGAAACTAATTGTAGCGGCTGCAAAAAACCAATGACACTTATAATAAAAAGCATTAAAAATGATAAAAAAACTTTTTATAAAACTTGTGAATTTTGTAGAAAAAAACAAAAAGAAAGATATGATGAAAAGAAAAAAGAATTTGATGAAGAAGTTAAAGAAGAATGTTATATTTGTTTCAATGAATTAGAAAAGGGAATTAGAGGAATTGAATGTATACAATGTAAAAAATCTTGTTGTGGAAATTGTTATATCAAAATATGTATTTCAAGTAAAGATTGTTTCAAATGTGGAATTTGCCGTTTTCAAGAATATTCAAAACCATATGAAGGAAATTTAGAACAAATGAAAGCAATGATACAAAAAAGAGCTATAAGTCGTGGTTATAGTTATAAATTATCATGGAAATGGACTTCTTATGCAATTTAGATAGGAATAAAAAAATAAAAAGGCATATTTTGTCTTTTGTTTTAAGCATCAGTTTTTATATTTTTAATGAAATTATTAATGATATATGCTATTTCATCAAATGATTTATTTTCAATATCAATAACAAGTATATTTAAATTATTTTTAACGGCTTCATCATAAGCTTTTTCATGTAAATCATGAATTTCTTTTAAATATTCTAATGATAAATTCATTTCATTTTCTCTTCCTCTTTTTAAAACTCTTTCTAAACATTTTTTAGGAGAACTACGAATATAAATATAATAATTTGATTTCCAAATAATATCGGTTTTATCATATAGTTCATTCATAATTGTATTTTCATTTTTAGTTATTAAATTATTATCATAACTATGTTTATTAAAGGTATTTCTAATAAAATATGGACTTCTTTCCATTAAAACAATAGAAGTTTTGTCTTTTTCTTGTATCCATGAACGGTCTAACCATACTCTTATCTGAAAATTAAAATAATTTATTTTATTATTATAAATATTATCAAGAAAACTTTTCCATTTATCAATTGGTTCTAAATCTACATAAATATTATAATTTTTATGTAAAAAATTTAAAATTGTTGATTTACCAGCTCCAATATTACCATCAATAGTTATTATAGGCATAAAATTAAAATAATTATATATATATTGTTATTTATTTAAATATATCAAAAGTTTTATTATCTTTAATAATTTTTTTAACAACTATTGAAGTAATTTTATCTTTATATGCTTTTAATTTCTTTAGAAAACATAAAACATAGACATCTATAGTAGATATATAACATTTAATAATATCGGCGGATGCCTTAATTTTATAATATTTCAAAATATCTTTAATTATAGATATATAAGGAGATTTTTTAGTTTTTGCAGATAATCCGCCGCCAATTTGAGGTCTCATAATACCACTTTCAAAATTTATACCTAAAATATCATTTGTATTATTGGTTATAGAATATCTTGCAGAATCAAAACCGAAATATTCAGAAGGTAAAACAGGAGCACCACCTTTCATTTTTGGAATAGTGCAAATATCATTAATATATTTATTGACTATATCTATATTTTTTTTATTTATAGTTTTAGTATTATTAATTAAAGCTATTATACATGAAATAGATACAATATTAAATATAATATTTTCAATATAATTAACAATTACTTTAGTTGTAGCAATTGAAACAGATAAATTATTTTGTTTAAGTAAATCTTCTACACAACTAAATAAATTATTCATATCTTTTCTATAAATTAAGAAAGAAAAGAAATGAATAATCCTGAAGATTATTTTAATATTTTAAATGGTAGAGTTAATTTATTAGATCCTAATCTAAATACAGCTACTATTTATAATGATGATGAAAAATTATATAATGAAAAAAATGTTAATATAATAAATAGAAATTATTCAGGTACTTGTTTATCAGAATTATTTTTTTCAAACGAAAATGTTGAAATTTTACAACAAGGTATTAGAAATAGCGTTTTTAATATATCTGAAGGACAATTTAAAATAGGTAATCAATGTGAAAGAGAATTAAAAATAATTATGAGGTCATATTATCTACAATATGGAAAAAATTTAGATTATAATATTTTAGAACAAATTAAGGAATTAAATACTATGGTTATTCGTTGGTCTGTTGATGAAATTATTAAAAATATTAAACAATATATAGAATATAAAAAATCTGTTAGTACATTACCGCTACCAATGGAAAGAGCTGTTTTACCATCACAAAAAGGAACGAAAACGCTTGAAATAAAATCATTTATATAATATAGAACTATAATTAATATAAATGGGAAATATATTTTCATCTAAAAAAACAGTTGTTGAAGATAATGATGAAGTACCTACCGAATATGATATGAATTTATATAAGGAAAAAAGAGAGCGATTATTTTATGGAACTATTTTAGTTTGTATTTTATATGCTATTTTTGCATTCATTCTTTTAGTATTAAGTTATTTATCATCAAAAATTAAATATTTATTATTGAATAAATTTCTACCATTTACAAGTATTTATATAATAGGAACTATAATTATTATTTTATTTTTACTAACTCAAATATTTGGCTATAAACCTATTAAACATGATAGAACAAATAATTATGATGATTTAAGTTGTCCTGATTATTGGACATTAGAAACATTACCAATTGATGAATATAGCAAAAATATTTTTGATAGTAATGTAAATCATAATCTATTTAAATATAGATGCAAATTAAATAATAACATATTTAATAAATATGATATTTATAATGCAAATAGCAATAACTTTTATATAACTAATTTAAATTCTGATTTATTAGCAATAAGTAGCAATGATAAACCTAGAAATAATCAAATAAATTCTTATAATAATATGCATTTATATACTAATATAAATGATGATAGTAATTTTAATATAATTAAAACTACTTTCCCTGAAGGTTCAAATATAGTTCATAAAGAACTCATTAAAAATACTTTATTAATGAATAATTATGGAATAAATAGTGATGATAGTAATGCAACAACATATATACCAAGAATAACAACAGATACAATAAGAAATTTAAGTTTAAATATAGATAAAATAAATTTTAATAATAATTTAACATCACATGCATATTATACAGGAGCTAATAAAACTACAGTTACTTTTACTTCTGATTCTTTAAATCAAATTAGAAATATGGATTATAAAAAAAAATTATTAGAAAATAATATAACTTTAACTAAAATAAATACAGGTGTTGCTGGTACAACTTGCGAAACAACTGGCGAAGGTGTATGTTATAATTTAGGTTTATATTCATCTTTGGTTACATCAAATAATATTGTTGGTTTAATAGATTTAGATATAAATTATAATTTTAATAATTATAAACAACATTCTAATATTTTATTAGAAAATGGACAACATGAATGTTATATAACTTCTTTACCTCAACCTCCTTCTACTATTATTTCTAAAGATATATCATCATCTTCAGCAGGAACTAAAATAGATATTCCTATTAAAATAAATATTATGAAACAATCTTATCAAAATAATTCTCCAATAACATATAATAAAACTTCAAGAGTAGAAAATACTAATGTAAATATTCCTTTAGTATGTGATAATGTTTATCCATTATTTTTAGCAAGTAAAGATATTGAATTAAGCAAAAATAATAAAAATTTTGACCAAAATGTTTTAAGATGTGCTTACTCTAAATTATGTAATGTTCCATGGTCTGATTTAAATTGTGATAAATATACTGGTTATTAAATAAAATATATAAAGATATAAAAGAAATTTTATTTATATGTATGTCAAAATTATTAAGAGGAGATTTGTTAATAATAACTGATAAAGGATTAAAAAGAATTGATAAAATAGAAAAAACCGATTTAATATTATCAGTAAAAGATAATAAACCTATTTTTGAAGAAATTGATGAAATAGAAAAAAAATATGTAAAAAAATATAAATTAAATAAAATAAAATTGTTAAATAGTATTGATAATTATTATTTAAATGATAATGTTAAAATTAAAGCATTGCAAAATATACCTGCAAATTCAAAAAAAAATGAAATAATAGATTTTTTAAATGAAAACCAAAATAAATATATAACAACAACTACAATAAATAATTTAACAGATTTTGATTATATCGGATTTCCCATATGTGATAATTATAATTCCTTAAATAATGATTATTCAGAAGAAGATGATTATTATCGGTTTCAAGGATTACTATTATTAAATTATGATTCTTATAATTTAAATAATATAACAAATGAAAAAACAATAGGGTTTTTAACAAAAAATTTGTTTTATAATAAAATTAAATATGAAATAACATCTGATAATACACAAACAATAATAAAATTTGATAAAAGTTCAATTACAAAAATAGTATTTGAAGATATATTAAAATTAAATAAAAATAAATTATTTGGATTATATAAAGGCTTAACTGAAATATCAACAGAAATAATAACTACTGATAAAAATTTATATTACATAATTAAATATATTTCATTAGTATTTCGTATTTTAATTTCATGTAATTTTGTTAATGATAAATTTATTATAAAAATACCTGAAAATGATGATACAACAAATACTTATTTTATTTATGATAATTATAAAAATAAAATAATATTAAATAATTATTTTATTTATGACAATTATATTTGGAATAAAATAAAATATATAAAAAAAGTTGAAGTTTTAAAATCTAATTTATATTCTTTAAATCTTAAAAATAACATGTCTATTTTTTCAGATATTGGCATTATTTCATAGGTGCTTTTAATGAAGGATGAAAATCATAATTTGTTAAAATAAAATCTTCAAATGTTAAATTTTCAATCCATTCTATTTTTTTTGGTATAGGTAAATCTTTAATATTATCAATAGTTTTTTTAATAGTTAATTTAGGAAATTTAAAAGATTTTCTAGATAATTGTTCTTTAACTTGAGGAATATGTTCTTCATATATATGACAATCGCAAATACTAATACAAACATCTTTAACTTTCATTCCCATAACTGTTGCAATTATAGTTGCAAAAGCTGCTGTAGATGCGATATTAAAAGGTAATCCTAAAAATAAATCTGATGAACGCATATACATCATACAACTTAATGTATTATCATCATTTTTATAAAAATTATAAATAAGATGACAAGGAGGCAATGCTAGTTCATTTAATTGACAAGGATTCCATGCAGATATTAAAGCTCTTCTACTATTTTTTAAAGATAATTCAAATAATAAATATTTTATTTGGTCGATAATTCCATTAAATTTTCTCCATTGAAATCCATAAATTGGTCCTAAATATCCTTCTTCATAATGAGATAAACCTACGGAATCTAAATATTCACGAGAAGAATTACCTTTCCATATATTAACCCCTTTTTCTTCTAAGTCTTTTGAAGAAACAGAACCTTTTAACATCCATAATAATTCTTCAATAACTCCTTTAAAAAATACTTTTTTAGTTGTTATTAAAGGAAAAAAAATATCATTCTCTAAATTAAATCTTAGTAATGCTCCAAATGTTGAATATGTACAACCGTTTCTTGTTTCTTTTTTTATACCATTCTCATAAGTATCTTTTAATAAATTTAAATATCCTTGTTCATTCAAATTAACCATAACTTCAATTTATATATTAAATTATATAAATATAATTTTTATGATAATTGTTCAATGGGATGATATTTATTAAATTTTTCATTAAATACACATTTATATTTAATTGTAAATGTTAAATTTTTATCTTTAAAAGTATTTCTTAATTTAATACTATCTTGTAATGTAGGAACTAATGCTATACCAACTTTATTTGAAGTTAAAATATTATAATTATCATATAAATTATAAATATCTGCATCATCTGTTTTAGCAACCCATAAAAATTTATAATTATCATTATTAACAATAATAGCAGGTGGAGGAGTCATATTTGAAGTTAAAATAAAATTTGAAGAATTAATAACTTGTTCTGGTATTTGTTGATGTTTAAATTCAGTTATATCTTTTACTTTTTTCTGAACGTTTATAATTATATTTTCATCAAAATTATAAAGTTTTGGGCGATGTTTCATATAATAAGAATAAAAGTAGATACCACGAGATGTATAATTAAGAGTTTTAGAAATATCTATTAATTCATTTAATGATTTTTTAGATAAATGATAATAACTTTTAACTTTATATGTGCAAACATCACATATATTATCAGGTGTATATTTTTCATTTAAAATTTTATAAATTATTTTTAGTCTTTCTGGTAAAATTAAATTATCTAATTTTTTACCTTCATATGCAATTATATCATTTATAATAAAAACCCATTTATTTTCTTTTGTTTTAACCATTTCTCCTTCAAGAAGTGTGTTTAAAAATAATGAAGGGTCAAATAAACCTCTAGCTAAAATAATGCGTGGTTTTTCATAACCTGTATGTATTTTCATATCTATAAAATAAATGATTTGAACATCATTAAATATAGTAAAATAAATATAATATCTATTTCCATTAGTTCTTAATGAAATTAAATGTGGAACTTTTGAAAGATGACTCATATTAGAATTATCTAATTTAAAATAATGTTTTTGAATAATTCTAACATTATATAAATTATATATTTCATCTAAAATTACATCTTTTATATTATTACATTTTATATTCCATGCAACTCTATCACCAAATGATATAATACCTGTTTGCATTTTTTAGTTTGTTTAAATATAATTATTTTTTATATTTAAATCAATTTTTATTTTTTGAGAAAAAATGATTTAAATAAAGATATGATTTTTAAATATAATGAGTAATTATTACGCTGTTGCTGTTGGTGTTAAAAAAGGTATTTATAATTCATGGGATGAATGTAAAGAAAATATTGAAAATTTTCCTAATGCAAGATATAAAAAATTTGCTTCATTAGAAGAAGCAAAAGAATTTATTGAAGAAAATTCTAATGTTTTATTTGTTTATACAGATGGTTCTTGTAGTAATAATGGTCAAGATGATGCACGCGCAGGTATTGGTATTTATTTTAAAAAAGATGATCCAAGAAATGTATCTAAAGAATTAATAAAAGATGATGTAAAATTAACTAATAATATTGCGGAATTAACTTCAGCAATAGAAGCAATTCATATAATTAAAAAAGAAGATATTGAAAAAAAAATTATAGTTACTGATTCAGAATATATAATTAAATGTGCAACTACATATGGTAAAAAACTTGAAAGTAAAGAATGGAAAACATCAAAAGATAAAGATCCTCCAAATATTAATTTAGTTAAGAAAATTTATGAATTAACGAATAAATATAATATTCAATATAAACATATTAAAGCACATACTGAAAATAAAGATATTCATTCAATTGGTAATTATTATGCTGATAAATTAGCAAATGATGCTATTGGTTTATCATCAGAAACAAAATATAATTTTGAAACTAAGAAAAAAATTATTTTAAATGTTAGTTATAGTGAAAAAGATGATGCTAAATCTAAAGGTGCAAGATGGGATCCAACTAACAAAAAATGGTATATTTTTGAAGATAATAAAAATAAAGATGAATTATTAAAAAAATATTCTTAAGGTTTTTTAAACAATATCATCAATATTATTATTGAAACTACAATTATTAGTATTTGTAGTTTCAATATTGCTAATATTTATAACTAAATCAGCTTTAATATAACACTTATTTTGCTTATTTTCTTCAATTTCAGAATTTTGAAATTCATATAATGGATATACACGAGAATACATTTTATTATAATATATAATTTTATATTTAAATTATCATTTTTTTATAAAATACAAAATTTTGTATTTTTAGTTGTTGTTGTCAATTAAAATAATACATAATCTTTATTATAAATTGAATCTTCATCTTCAAATTCATAATTATAATAATTATAATAATCATAAATAGGCTGTTCTTCAACATTTTCAACATCACTTGCAATTTTTCCATAATACCAACGACTAAAAGGTATTTTTTCATATTGTGAATAATAATCAAATTCTTTATAATATTTAGAATAATCATCTTCATAATCATAACAATCATCGTAATCATCATATTCGTTTTCAAAGTAAATTTTAGTCATTTTTATTAAAGAAATATAAATTTTTTTAATAAAAAATATAATCATTTTTTTTGAATATATATTTAAATATTAAAACATTTAAAAAATAAGATAATGTATAACGAATATATATATGAAATTAAAAATGCAAATAGAATTATAGTTATTGGAGATATTCATGGAGATATAAAAAGATTTAAAAATATTTTAATTGATAGTAAAATTATAAATAATAATTTAGAATGGATAGCAGAACCATCTAATACAATAATTGTTCAGTTAGGTGATATAATTGATAGTTTAAATAGAAATACAACAGAAAATTGGGAAATATTAAAAGATTATGAAATGATTTATTTTACAGAACATTTAGATGATATTGCAAAAGTTAAAGGTGGAAAATGTATATCATTAATAGGAAATCACGAACTTTTAAATGTTATTGGCGATTTTTCATATGTATCTGAATTAAATAAAGAACCTATGAGATATAATTTATTTAAACCACAGGGTTCAATAGCTTTAATATTGGCTAAAAGACCATTAGTATTAAAAATAGGCGATTTTATTTTTTGTCATGCAAAATTAGACCTAGAACATTTAGAACTTTTAAAAAAAAATGGAAAAGATATTTTTTATATTAATAAAATATGGAGAAATTATTTAGAATATGGGAGAATTGAAGTAGAAGATAAAGAAATATTAGATAATATAATAATTGGTCCTACAGGTATTTTATGGAATAGAAATTATAATAATGAAGAAAATACAAAAAAACTTTTTAATGAAATTAGAGCTAAATATATGTTTTTAGGTCATACTGCTTTTAATAAAGTAAGATTAGTTGATAATCAAATATTCTATTGTGATACTGGAATATCACGTGCTTTTGGCAATAATGAATATCAATATTTAGATATTTTTGATAATACTATAAATATTAAAACTATAATAGAATAATTTATTTAGATAGAAGATATTCTACATTTACATTAGCATAAGGTAATTCAAATTTATCATCCTTTGGTTTTGGATTAAATCCTATTTGACTATTACTTTTAGGCATACGTTCAAAATCAATTTCTTTAAATTGATTTACATAATCGCCAACTTTAAGATTATCAGAAACTTTAATAGTTTCATCTACATAACCTTCGTTGTCAATTTCAATATTTTTAATTGATTTATCATCGTCATCATCATAATCGTTATAGTTATTATTGTTATTATTATTGCTATTATTGTAATAATTATTGTTATTATTATTGTTATTGCTATTATTGTTATAATTATTGTTATAATTATTGTTATTATTGTTATTATTGTTATTATTATTGCTATTATTGTTAGGTATTTTTATAACTACTTCTGATTTACTAACAAAACCTAAATATAAAACTAGCATAAATATAATAAATAATATAATTAGAGTTATAATATCAGTTGTATCCATTTTATATTTTATCTAAATTATAATAACTTTTTTTTAATCGGAATCATAAATAAAATTACAAACTGTTTTATTTTCTTTTTCTTCTCCTGAAGAATTATTTAAATCTTCAACAATATTATTATCAAAATAATTTTTAATTATATAACCATTTGATTTATAATATTTTAGTCTTTTAAAACCTTTAAATTTAAAAACTGATAATTCATCGTAAATATCAATACATAAAGGAATATATTTTCTAACTTCTTTTTTTTCTCTCAAAATTCTTCCAACAGATTGTTGAATATCACTTATAGGACTTGCTAAAATTAATGTATTTAATGTTGGAATATTTAATCCTTCGCTACTCATTTGATAAGTTGCTAAAATAATTTGTTTAGTTGCTGAAATATCTAAATTAGACATTTTCATTCCACCAATATAATAACCATAACTTGCAATATTATCAGCAACTATTAAATTTTCAATATCTTTTAATTGATTTTTTCTTTCAGATAATATAAGAACTTTGCGTTCAGGTTCTTTTTCTAATATTGATTTTAAAATATCTATTATTAAAATAGTTCTAGGTTTATAATTACAAACATTATTTACACATGAAACAATATTTGGTTGTCCATTATACAATGTTTTAATTAAACTATATTCATTTGATGGTGAAAAATATTTATGAACTTGAACGATCATATCACTTGATTGTTTATCAATATTAAATTTATAAACGGATTTGCCTAAATACCACTCAAAAACCTTTCTTAATCCATCTTTTCTATCTAATGTAGCAGATAATCCTAATGTAATTTTAATATTCATTTTTCTAAAAGCTCGTGAAAATACTTCTGATGCAATATGATGACATTCATCTATAATAACTAAACCAAAATCTTTGAAAATACTTGCATCATATTCTCTTAAAGCTAAAGATTGTAATGTTGCTATAACTATATCCTTATTTTCTACATCAATTATTTTTTGTTTAATTTTCCCAATTTTAACATCAGGAATAAATTCTTTAATACTATTAATAAATTGTTCATTTAAAAAATCTTTATGTGAAATAAATAATGTCTTTTTTTTAAAATAACAAGCAACATAAATAGCCATAATAGTTTTTCCAAAGCCACATGGAACACTTATAATACCCCCTAATTTTTCTTTATTTGTTGCTGCTTTAATAAATTCTTCAATCGGTTTTTTTTGACTTTCTCGTAATTCTCCATTAAAAATTAAATTAGGACAATCTATACCGCTAGATAATTTATCAATTTTAGGTATTCCAAATTTACTTAATCCATAACATTTTGGAATATAGAGTTTATTATCACTTTCAAGATATAAAGGATATTCTTTTTCTTCTGTTGCAAAAGAATTTAACATTTGCTTAGGTGAAACTGTTAAATTAAATTTAAGTTCATCAATTAAATTCTTATTTTTATCTGTTTTTAAAATACCATAACCCCTATAAGATAGAGAAGTATTCATTGTTTTTAATTATATATACAAATAATTCTATTATAAATTAATTTTATATGTATTTTATAATAGAATAAAAGATTATAAATGATATTAAATTTAATTAGAGTTTTATTACTTATAACATTATTAATTGTTATAATTATTGATATTAATATACCTTTAATTTTAAACACACCAACTAACCAACTAATAATAGGAATAATTATTATATTTACTATTATAGTTATAGATGAAATTATAGGATTTTTATTAGGTGTTATATTTTTAGTTGTATATTTTAAATATTATCAAAAACTTATTGATAATAAAAATCAAAATAATAATATAAAAGAACCATTATTAGTTTCATCGGAAATATCAGGTTTTAATTTTAAACCTTTTGCAATAAATGCTGCTGATACATTTATAGGAGATACTAAACCTGTTCCCAATAATTTAACGGATAGTGTAAATGGACATTATGTAAATGTTGATGAACAAAATAATACAATAACAATGCCTTATATATCTACTGAATTATTAGAATCTGCTCAAAATAATATATTTGATTTAAATAATTATAAATTAGAAATTAAAAATTCAGAAAATGCTTATGGAATTCAAGGTTTAAATTCTGATAATATTCATTATTTAGGTTTTGATAAAACAACTGGAAATAATTTAAAAATAGTTTAGATTAAATTATTAAACATCATTATATAAATAACAATAAAACTTAAACCTAATTTTACATATAAATTATTTTCCTCAAAAAAATCAGCAAATCTATTTTTAGAAAAAATAGAATTATAAATTATTGGAGAAAATACAAATGCTATAATTATTATTATAATTGCACTTTTTCGTATATAATCATCATTATAATAATATGAAAAAGAATTGGAATTATTTAAACATTTCTTTGTTTTTTTTGTATATTGTTGTGGTTCTTGATTTACTATTGCTGCTGGTTGAGGTTCAACATAATTTATATTATAATTTTTTTGTTTAGATGATTCTTCTTCATTTAATTCAATTTCATGCTGAAATTCATTTAAAATATCTTGAACCATTGGGTCATTTGTATCATCATTAATATCACTTGTTTTATTTGTTTTTAATGGTATATTTTCTATCTTTGTTGTCATATTCATATTATTTTGTATTAATAATAATTTATAAAAATAAAAAACTAAAATTACGCAAATATTTTTGAAAAAAAACTAGGTTCTTCAATTTGATTATCAGCTTTTTTTGAACCAGTATATTGAGGTATAAAATCTTTATTACATTTCACATTTTCTATTTTATATTTATAACAAGTATCTTCTAATTTAAAGATTTTTCCCTCAATTTCATCATATCTTGGTGCATAATATAAAATACAATTATCTTTACAAACTCTCTGAAATAATAATGCTAATGAAATTCCAAATAAAGCACTTATAAATAATTGTCCCATACTATTGTAAAATAATCTATCTATTATTTTTTTTGTATCTAACATTCTAATAATAAGAATATCTTTTTTAAATAATAGGTTGCATTATTGCTTTGTCATTACATTTAATTTCTTCAGCAATATATTTATAACAAATATCATTTTCATTTTTATATATGACTTTATTTACATTATAAGGTGTTGGATATTTTATTATAATTTTAGGTTTTGGAGCTGATAAATAAACATATAAAATCCCTATTCCGAACGCAATAATAAAAGCTAAATAATTAAATTTAAATGTCTTTTCTATCATTGTTTTTTCTTATATCTAATCTATAAATAATAGATTAATTAAAATATGGGTAATCTTATTGTAGATTTTTTTATAGAAATTTATAAAATTTTTGTGATTTTATGGTCAGTTGTAGTTGTTATTTTTAATCAAATAAAACCTTTTTTTATTCTAATTGGAATTTTTATTCAATTTATTCAATATATGATAACTATGGTTGTATATAGTATAACATATTTAATTTATATGTTTACAACTACAATTATAAAATCTTTAGAACTTATTAATTATATGCTTAATCTCATTGGTAAATCTATAGAATATTTTTTTAGAATTTTTGGTTTTATTGTATATATCTTTAATTTTTTGGTAAATTTTGGATTTGAAACTAATGACGAGCAAGTTTAGTTCTATTTACTGGTATATTATAAGTATATATATCATCAATCTGTTTAAAATCAGGAAATTGTAAAGATACTAATGCATTTAAATCACTTATTTTTTTTGTTTTTTTCCATTTTTTAAATAAACTAATCTTTTCTTGCAAATAAATATTATATTTCGCTTCATTTTCATTTCTTTTTTGTTCATATTTTGTTAAATAATAATTTTTTTTTGATGATTCTATTTTTTTTTCTTTTGCAAGTGTTTTTTTTAATTCTTCTACCGCATTCAATAATTCTTTTTTATTTGATTTTTGATGTATTGATTTTGTAAGTATTAAACCAATATCTGACAATCTCATTATTTTTTTTTAACTACTAATAATATTTTATTTTTTATTTATATTATTAGCATCATATAAATTAGGTTGTGTTAATTCAAACATATTTTTATAAAATTCACTTAATTTTTCAGAATCTGATAATTGTTCTTCATATTCACTTCTTGGAATATATTTAATTATAACTTTTGGTTCTGTTAATGTTTTATATTTTTTACTGTAATATCCTTTTATTATTAAAATTAATCCTAAAAATAAAATAAATATAGCTATTGATTTCATCGTTATATTTATTATAGAAAAATAAAGTTATTTTTTAAGATTGTTCTTGAACTGGATCTTGTACTGGATCTTGTACTGGATCTTGTACTGGTTCTTGTACTGGATCTTGTACTGGATCTTGTACTGGTTCTTGTACTGGTTCTTGTACTGGTTCTTGTGCTGGTTCATGTGCTGGTTCTTGTGCTGGTTCTTGTGCTGGTTCTTGTGTTGGTTCTTGTACTGGTTCTTGTACTGGTTCTTGTGCTGGTTCTTGTGCTGGTTCTTGAGGATTTTCTTCTTCTTTACGAGCTGTCCATGGATCAACTTCTTGTAAAGTATCAGCTAAATTATCTGATTTTTTTGCAGAATTTGCAATCATTTCATTTTTTCTTTTATCAAAAATTTCATCTTTTTCTTCCATATTTTTCTTATATTGTTTCATTAAAGTGTTTAATTGAGTTTCAGAATATTCTTGATTTTGTAAATCATTGGGATTTGGAGACCATGGACACCAACAACCAACTTGACTAACATAAATATCAAATTTATTATCAGCTCTTTTTAGAAATTCACAGCGATTTTTAGCTTCTTCAATAGTATCAAAAACACCTCTTACTTTGATACCTCTTACACTTGTTATAAAATTATTTTCTTTATGAAAATCTTGTTCAATTTCAGCAGAATTATTTGATTTATAAAATTTATATTGTTCATCTAATTCTTTAGCATCAAACATATATGAATGATTAGAGCGAACAGTATTTATTAAATCTTTTGAATCAGGATATTTAGTTTCAATTCCATCTAAAAGACTTTTAATATCTTTTCCAAAATTAGTTAAAAATCTTGAAAAATAGTAAATCTCTTTATTTGCTAAAACATCTTCAGGACTAATAAAAGATACAAGACAATAATTTTGTCCTCTAATGGGTTTATCTTCGTCTAAATAATCAACTTGTTTAGTTGATACTACTGTTTCTTCAGTCATATTATTACTATTAAATAATAAAATAAAAATCTTATATCATTTTTATTTTCTTTATAAATAGTATAAAAAAGATATAATAATGGGTGAGGCTAGTTATACTTTTGATTTATGGGAAGCTTTAATTCGTTTACTTAAATATGCCATAGAAGCTATTTTTGTGGCTTTAGCTGCATATGCTTTACCTAAACAAAAACTTCAAATTAATGAAATATGGATGATCGCCTTAACTGCTGCTTGCGTTTTCTCTATATTTGATTTATTATCACCTTCAATTTCTGCTGGTGCGCGTCAAGGTGTTGGACTTGGAGCAGGTTTTAGACTTGTAGGATTTGGTGCTGGCATCTAAAATTATAAAGATGGTATAATTTTATAATTTAACTCTTCACATATTTTTTTCCATATTTGGTCTTGAACATATAATTTTTCTCTACTTTTTAATAATGGGAAAAATTTTAAATATTCATTAAGTCCTAATATTTGAAAAAACTTATATAAAACATAGCTATATGAAAGAAAATTCTTTCTATCTTTTGGACAATGCTTTAAGAAAGGTCCTTGAATATCTCTGAACATATTACATAATTTTTCTTCAAGTTCTGTTGAAAATTGAGGTGTTGGAATTCCATTAATTCTATTTATAATATAATTAATATGTTCATAATATTTATTTATTCGCAATCTTTTTAATATTTCACGCATTTTATTATAAGTTATTTTTTTGGTATCAATTATTTTTTCTTTTTTAATTTCATTTAATATTTTTTCAAATACTTCATTTGGAATATCAGTGCTTTCTTTTCCTTGAACTTGATTGCACCATTCTCTAAAATGATTAATTCGCTTATAACTAAAATGTGATGTATCTTTTGTATTTTGTTTTAAAATTGGTCTATTTTGTTCAACTAAAAGTAATTCTTGATATCCGCAATTACTACAAATCATAATTGCATCTTGTTGCAAACAAGTTAAAGTATTATTACATTTTCTGCATATTTCTCTATTATCATAATCAATTCTTTTAATATGATATTTATTAGTTATTGATAAATATTCATCAACTAATGAACTTTTTTCAATAATTTTTTCTTCATCACTTTGATTATCATCTTTATTATCATCTTTGTTATTATCTTTATTATCATCTTTGTTATTATCTTTATTATCATCTTTAATATCTGGTTCTTTATTTTGAGCTAAATTAAATGAATCTATAATAGATTTTGTTTTATATTTTACATTTTTAACAGGATGATGAATATTAGTAGCTTGAGATTGTTTTTCAACCATATCATAATAATTAAATAAAATATAACTTGTATTTTCATAATATTCTATTTCATTAAAATTATTAATATCTGATAAATTTTCTTTTATATTTATAATTTCTTCTTTAATTTTAATATTACTATTCCATAAATCATTATAATATTTATCATTTTTAACATTATTTAAATTATATTGTGATATTAAATCATTTATATTAGTAATTTTTTTTTCTAATTCATTAATTTTATTTAAATTATTTTTTTCTTCAATAATTTTAGTAGAATAATTATTAATTATTTTATTATGCATCGCATCTAATGTTGATAAATCTTTATTATCAACATTATGAAATCTTTTTTTAGATGTTTTATCCTTAAACATTTTTAAAAAAGGTTATATATCTATTATTTAAAGTCTATAAATATGCTTATATATTTAAAATTATGCTTATAAAGTTGTGTATTTTGTCAATTATAATATTATATTTTTTTCTCCTATTATAGTATAAAGAATATAGCATAAATGGGTGGTGGTCTTCTTCAACTTGTTGCTTATGGTGCTCAGGATGTTTATTTAACTGGTAATCCACAAATTACTTTTTTTAAAG